GTCGGCCGAACAAAACAATCGGCTCACATGTGAACAATGCTGTGCTTGCGCTGGTGGTCGGCCGGCGCAGCGAAGCGTCGCAATCGATGGCCATGGCTCACCCAGCATTTTACCCGCAGTTTTTCAGGTTACGGTGTGATTTCACCACCATAGGGGGGGAAAAACGCGAAACGTGGTTCTCCAGAATCAATTGTAGTGAGCGCTAGCTGGTCACCGAGTATCAAAGGTCATCGATCAACAGCGCTCGTTAGGACGCGAGAATCGGTATCAACAGTTTAGCAACCGGCGTCGTGCTGGGGGCGCATTTGAAAGGGGTCTCGTTCAGCGCTGAGGGCGCAGTTCATTTTCTGGAGGGTGGGATGATACGAAGATTTCGACGAAAACCAAAGCCGCGGCGTCACGCCGGCGTCGCGAGGGCAAAACTCAGCTCGGTACGTGTGTCCGCTCGCGGCGCGTACCGGCGTCACGTGGATACCGGTACGGGCGCAGTTGCTCTGCCGGCTATGTCAGCACAAGCAAAAATGAAAGGCACAAAATAATGGCAACAGTATCTAACAACAGCAGCAGACGTCCGATCGAGCCGCTGACGTGCGGCGAGGTGGTCCAGCTACTCAACACGTTATCGATCGTGTCCAGCACCGGGCAACGCAATCGCGCGCTGCTGGTGGTCTGGTATCGGGCCGGCCTGAGGCTTCAGGAATCTCTGGACCTATGGCCGCGGGACTTAGATCTCGATAAGGGCGCAATTCGCGTCAGACACGGCAAGGGCGACAAGACGCGAATCTCGTGCGTGGACGAGCAATCGTGTGCGGTGATCATACGCTGGATGCTGCGGCGCAAAAAACTGGGTCACGGCGATAACCAGCCAGTATTCTGCACGATCAGGGAAGGTAAGCCTTTGGGGGTTGCGTACTGCCGGGAATTCTTGGCAAGATGCAAGGCGAAATCGGGAATCACCAAGCGAGTTCATCCACATGGGTTCAGACACACCCATGCGATGGAATTAGCCAACGAGGGTGTGCCAGTTCACCTTATACAAGCGCAACTAGGGCATTCGTCGCTGTCGACGACAAGCGTATATCTCGATCACCTCTCTCCCGAAAATTTGCGGAAAGTAATTTCGCCTCGTCGGTGGCGAACTGACGACTGAGATCCGCCGTGTCGTCGCATAGGATTCGCATGGAGGGCGAGAGATCCTGCCATGCGATCAGACCGTCCTTGATATCCGCGATGGCTGTGTTCATTCTGCCAGCCAAAATGTACATGGTGTTCACGTGCGCGTGTGTAAACGGCAGGTTACTCACCGGATGCAGAAGTTTCTGTTTAGACACCTGAGTCAGACATTCGAGCATGTTCAATCCGCTGGCGCGCCACTGGGCTATCTGCCTGATCAAACGCACCTGGTCCGGCAGAGGTTTCAGCGTTCCGAGGCTGGTCCACCTGAACCCGCGGATACTGGAGCGGTGCCAGTTGCGATCGATGTGTTTTGTGCGTCTCGGGCTGCCGACATCGTAACTTCCAACCACGCGGGACCACTCGTACATCTTTCGCATCAGATTATGCCACGGCGTCCCCTCGGCCACGACAATCTGCTGTTTGGCGAAATGCACAGATACCCGATTGTCGTGGAGAAGCGTCAGGATCGATGGGAAGCACATCCCGACAGACCGGTAGGTCCACTCGACAATCGAGGTGACCAGGATGATATCTCCGGGCCGACAGAGTTTCGCTATCTCGACGACGGCCGGCCTGGTGCGGATGCCGCGGCCGAGGTGCCCTTCCTGGTCCACGTACCAGCCGGCGAACTGGCATCCGTGCGGCGCGAGGTGCTCATGGAAGTACGGCATCGAGATCCTGTCGGCCTCATCCTGGCTGGTCAACCCGTCCAGGCGGTAGCCGCGGACCTGGGCGACTCGCCCGTTTTGGCACGGCGCTGAGGGCGCATTTGGTGTTCCGTTTGGTCCGAGCGCTGGGGGCGCAGTCGAATCAGGCGTGGACGATGTATCTGTTCGCGACATACGAGTTATCCTCCGCGACTTCGAGGCGGTAAATGGTGATGTCTATCTGACGGATCTTCTCGCGAGCGTACAGCAGGTAGGGGCTGACCGGTCCTTGGCCTGGGGGCACGAACCCGTCCAGGATCATCAGGGGCTCGTCGTAGTGCAGTTGGATGTCCACGGCGGGCAACCAGTACCGCTCGGTCTTGCGGCTCACCCAGAAGAGCTGGTGCGTCGTGGAGAGGACCGTCGGCAACTCGCGGTTGGGGTCAATGCTGATCCGAATCATGTCCCCAGTGAACTGCTGGGTGCGCAGTTCGGTCACGGGCCGGTATCTATTGCGGTGCGTCAGCACCAGGTCGCCTACCTGGATGTCCTTGATTTCCACGGGCTCTTTCTCGAGCCCGCGATTGACCAAAACGGCGACGTGGCCGGCGAACATGGCTATCTCCCGTTGCGTGAGTTGAGGCGTTCGCGGAACCGGATGAACTCTTCCACGGTGGTCCCCATCCCGGACGGCAGGACGCAAACCCGCAGGCGAATCCTCTTCTGCCGACAATCCTTTCGCCCGAATTGGGCGCAGTCTCTCAGCGTCCAATAAGAGGCGCGATTGTCGATGTGTTTCAACACCTTTTTAGCATCGACCAGATAGAAGATCTGCTCGTCTACCGGTGGCGCGAAAAAATCGTAGTCGAGTTGAATGTCGCGCAATTCACTAGATCCTTCGTTATGGGATAGTCCGTCCTTGTGAGGAATTATAGATGCCAATAGGCATTTTCGGAAAGTCCGTCGTCTAGAAACCAGAGTTTTGATAGTCGGTTTAGGCATGACGTCAGCCTCTACGCCTCTCTAGTCACGCGCAGGATCTCAAAACGCCATGCCACCCGATCTCGACGACCCTAACGAATCTGAAGACGCCGTTGCCACCACTACCACCACCCAGTCAACCCTACCATTCACCTCCGAGGACACCGCGCCGACCACTAGCGCCGCGGTGCCGAAGACGCCGCCGCCATCCGATGAGCAAGGTGCGGCTGATGATACTGCTGATCAGGCGGATCAGGGCGCGGCGGAGGCTGAATCGGATTTCATATCGATCCGGGATGCGGCCAAAAACTATGGCCTGGACCTGTCCGGTTACGCCGACGACGCGGCGGCCATGCAAGCGATCTCCGAGCAGGTGCGCCGGTCACGGCAGATCGAGGAGCTGTACCGGCAGCATCTAGCCGACCAGGCCACGCAGGCCACCAGGCAGCCCGAGCCGGCCAAACCCGAGAAACCAAAACTGTGGGATCCGCCTGAGTTCCAGCACTCGTGGTTGCAGCAGGTCCGCGAAGGGGAGGACGGCAACCTTGAGCCGATCCCCGGTTCCGGGGGCAGTCTCGAAACCGTCTCCAAGGTGCTGCGATACAAACAGTATCTCCAGGACCAGAGTACCAAGTTCTGGCAGAACCCTTATGAGTTCATCGCCCCGTTCGTTGAGGAAAAGGTCACCGAGCGGGCGCAGCAGTTGATTGACAACCAACTGAACAACTACTCGGGACTTCAGACGGCGCAGACCTGGATCGAGCGCAACAGCGACTGGCTGTTCCGTAAAGACGCCGCCGGCAATCAGCAGATGACCGAGGACGGCCTGACGTTCCAGAACTATCTGGAGAAGTCCAAAAACTGGAACATGCCACAACCGGAACGGATCGAGTACGCGATGGACCAATTGAACGCATGGCGTGCCAAGAACTCGGCCGGCACGCATCAGGCTACCAACCAGCAGAAGAAGGATCAGTTCCTCAAGAATGCGGCCGGCTACACACCCGATGCGGCCGGCACAACTAACAAGAGTCCACGCGCAGACGGCAGTCAACCGGCGCAGAACCCGCACCTCTCGATCAACGAACAGCTCGAGGCGGCGTTCAAGGCGCACGGTATCACGGACGAGGACTTTAAGGATTTTTCCTATTAACCAACAGACTATCGCAACTTTTTAAGAAGAGGTTACTGCCATGGCCGAATGGGCAAGGGTCGTGAACACGACAACTCGCGAGTACATAAAAGGCGAGCAGAACAATGTGATGCGCAATCGAAAGCTCACCGCACTCATGCAAGAGCGCGGAAGGGTTTCGTTCAACCACAGCGGCGAAAGCCTTGATTGGAAGGTTCGTTACATGCGGTCGCCGATGTCCGGGTACGCGGACGCCGACACGCTGACCTTCAGCCGGCAGAACAAATGGAAGACCGCAACGCTTCCGTGGCGAGGCTACGCGACGACCGATTCGATCACTAAGAAAGAATCGCTGATGAACAAGGGGACACCACAGATCGTCAAACTGTACGGCAACATCGCCAAGTTGTTGCTTGAGGACATTGAGGATCAGTTTGCCAGCGAATGGTATTCAGACGGGAATACCGCAGGCAACAAAGGGATTCACGGGGTCGAGAGTTTCTTCGGGATCAACGGGACGGTCACCATTACCGATGGCACCGAGCGCAGCGCCAATGCCGCAGACCGTGTTGGCAGTCCGCAAGACAGCTACGCGGGCCTGAATACCGACCTCGGTGATCGCGGCGGATATGGCGGAACCTGGACCGGAAGTTGGCCTCAAGGTACGGGTCAATCGCACTTCGATTTCTTTTCCCCGTTGGTAGTCGCTTCCGATTCTTCGGATTTCGGTGGCGCCGCTGATACGTGGGCCGCGCAAGGCGACGAAGTACTGCGGTACGCGATTATTAAGTCGCAGAAAAACAAGTCGCGCAAGGGGCAGGCCGACCTGTGCCTCATGGAAGGCACGATGTACGAGCAGCTGTTGAACATCCTCGACAGCAAAGAGCGGTTCATCGCGCGCCCTGGACGTGTCGAAGGGTCGCTGGCCAAGCTTGGTTTCAGTGACAGTTTTTCCAGGGATGGCGTTGAAGTGTCGTGGGAGTACGGCATCCCTTCGGACACTGCGTACGGGTTCAACGTCGACGAAATGGAGCTGTGCAGTTTACAGTCCCAACTGTTCGTTCCTGAAGGGCCTGACTTCGCAATTGAAACGCAGTCGTACCGCTACAGCCTCGATTTTTTCGGTCAGCTCAAGTGCAACCCGCGAAGTCAATTCAAGATCGCGGTCCTCACGTAACGGCGGCTGATGAACAACCAACCATTTCATAAAAAGGATATTTAACATGCCAGCTTCGCTTAGTTCTGAAGCCCCGTTCAAACGGGGGTCAACGCCGTATGAGGGCGGCACGATCGACACCAACGATCTCGTTGGCGTTCAATGGGAAGGGCAAGAGTGGATTTTCAATGATGTCAATCCACACACCGGCGTGCAAAGGACCGAATCGCAAGTTCGCTGCCGCGCCGTGCGCAACGTGTCCGGGATTACGCTGTTGCCCGGTCAGCTCGTGCAGTTCAGCACGACGGCCGGCGTGTATGGAACCCGAGTAATCGGGTATTCCAACGCGACCGCCGGCGAGGGTTACCCGGTAGACGAATATCTGTCGAGCACCACCGGGTGCCCAAACAACGACATGTGCTGGATCGTGATCGATGGGCCGGCCGTGATTAAGACGACCATGGCCGGCGACGCCGGCAACCTGATACCAGTCGGATCGTGGGTGGTCGCAGCCACCGCTGCGGCGTCCACGCACAGCACGACCGCCGGCCGGGTCGAGGTTCAAGTCCTGACGGGTGCGACCGCGCTACTTGCGAATCAGGTGCAAAACAGGGTTGGCCGAGCGTTGACCGCGAGGACCACCGCCAATACGAACACGGACACGCTGTACTACGTCGGCAAATGGTAGAGGGAGGACGGACTCGCCGGTGAGGTTTAGCCCCGATCCATGCCGGCGGACATGAACTATACAAACCACGAGGAATGTCGTGCGCGATTGCGTCCGGCTAGGGGCTGTGGCGGTGGCTATCGTGGTCGCCGCCACGCTTATATGCAGACCGCCAAATGAAAGAAGGCACAGTGAAACCCCCAGTCAGAATCATGATCGCTCGGTTCCCGTTCGGCAGGTCCGAGAATCCATCTATCACCGATTGGCTCGTCACCACCGTCGGCCAAATGCGCACGGACGAGCGCATCAGCGAGATCCTCAACTGGTCCGTGGATGATACCCCGATCACCATGGGGCGCAATCGCTGCATCCGGGCCGCCAAGGACCGCAAGGCGGATTTCCTGCTGATGATCGACTCAGACATGGAGATCGACGCGCATCTGGCTAACGTCAAAAGTCCGTTGCCGTCCCATCCTGATGCCAAGCCGTTCTGGCAGACCAGTTTCGATTTCGCGTGGGATATGTACCAGCAGGACCGGCCGTGCGTGGTGGCGGCGCCCTATTGTGGTCCCAGTCCCCACCAGTGCGTGTACGTGTTCAAGTGGCACACCGATCGCAGCGGGACCGTACACAGTCCGTTTTCGCTGGAGATGTACGACCGTGAACATGCCGACATTATGCGTGGCATCCAGCCGGCCGCAGCATTAGCCACGGGACTAATCCTGATCGATATGAATGGCATCGAGAAACTTGACCCGCCATATTTCTACTACGAATGGGACGACGCCCTGGAAGACGCCAAGGCATCAACCGAGGACGTGACGTTCACCCGAGACCTGGCGATGGCCGGCGTGGAGATCTTCTGCAACTGGGACGCCTGGTGCGGACACTGGAAGAGAGAGTGCGTCGGCCGCCCTGTAGTGATCGGCACCGCTAGCGTTGGCGCCAAGTTCCGCCGCGCGGTCCTCTACGACGCCAACATCAAGGATCCGTCAGACGAGTTCGTGATGATGCCGTACGTCCATAGCAACGGGAACGGAAAACCGGAAGCCACTCAACCCGAGGAGGTTCCGGTACATGGTTAAGAGCCTAAAGAACGCGCCAGTGGTCGGCAAACCGCCAACCGCCGAGGACATCCTGAAGTCCCTGGCCCCCAAGAACGCGACTTCCGCCGATGATTTTCGTCGCTATCAATCGGTGCCCGCCATCGACGACATGATCGCCAAGATCATCGGCCGTTTCGGCTCTACCGATGCGTTCGCGGATGCGTTTTACGAATGTTTCAAACAGTCCAAGGTCGGCTCACTTACACGCACCCGGATGATTGAAAAAGTGCTGGACATGATCCGCATCCACGCCCAGCTGTACAACACCACCGACGACCTGGAAGACGTATCAGAGGCCGAGCTTAGGCAGATATTCGCCGAGGAATTAGGCGTCACCGTCGAGAACGAGGACGAGGAAAAGGCGAAACCGGCAAAGGCAGCAAAGAAAGGGGAATCCAACGGCGATGGCCCTGTCCTTTGACCAGCCCCTGAGCGTGCCTGTCCTCGAGCCGGTGGCCCAGGTCACGGCGAGCAAGAAGCGCCGCGTCGTCAAAATCGTGCGCGAGTTGGCTCGGCGCCGAATCGAGGCCTTAAAGATCTACGAGCCTCTGCTGCACATCGAGCCGTTTCATGCGTGCGGGGCGCCGGAGAGAATTCTTAGAGGTTCGAACCGCAGCGGCAAAACCCTTGCGGCGGCAATCGAATGCGCACGCTGTGTGACTGGCCAGGATCCGTACGGGAAGTACCCGACAGAAAATGGCCGATGTTTCATCGTCGGCAAGGACGGCAAACACAACAGCGAGGTGCTGTTTCGTAAACTGTTCCGGCCGAATGCGTTTCGCATGATCAAGGATTTGAACAACGGTTGCTGGCGAACGTATCGCCCGTGGCTGAAGACCGATTTCGATCGTGAGAGTGAAACCAAGGCAGCGCCACCGCTGATCCCCAACCGCATGGTGCAGGACATCGCGTGGGAGAACAAAAAGGACTCGCTACCCAACAAGGTCACGCTCAAGAACGGCTGGGAGATTCGGTTCTTGTCTTCGTTGGCCAAACCGATCCAGGGCGTCGACGTGGACCTTGTGTGGTTCGATGAGGAGATCGCGGACCCCGACTGGTACAACGAGGCCGCCGCTCGTCTGATCGACAGACGGGGCAAATTCTATTGGTCGGCTACCGCGCAACTAGGGGGCATTCAACTGTACGAACTGTGCCAGAACGCCGACATGCTGCGCCACAACAAGAACGCCCGCATTCGTGAGTACTTCGCCCACATCGATGCCAATCCGCACTTCACCGACGAACAGCGAGATCTGTTCTTCGAGAAGATGAGCGAGGAAGAGCGCCGCATTAGGATAGAAGGTGAATTCGCATTCACCAGTTTTAGGGTATACCCGGAATTTTCGATGGCCACGCATGGCGTCGATTTTTTCCAGATCCCCAACGACTGGTGCCGCTACATGGTGGTGGACCCCGGCCGCCAGGTCTGTGCCGTCCTGTTCGCGGCCGTTCCACCACCAAAAACCGGCGACGAAGACGAAGTGTATTTTTATGACGAGTTGTACATCAAGACCTGCGACTCGAAGAAGTTTGGCGAAGAGGTCAAGCGCAAGATCGGCGAGCAGTGGTTCCACGCATTTCTGATCGACCATCACGGAGGTCGGATCAGTGAATCGGGGTCAGGCAACACTGTGGAGCTACAGTATTCGGCCGAGCTGAAAAAACAAGACATCGCCTCGTCGATTACCGGCAACGGATTCATCTGGGGTTCCGACGACGTGCAGGGCGGCATCAATGCGTTTCGCAGTTGGCTGACGATCCGGCGAGAACGGGGTACGAAGTTGCGCGTTCTCAAGGAAGCGTGCCCAAATCTGGAATACGAGTTCGGCCGCTATCACTACAAGCGCCAACACGGACGTCTGACCGACACCGTGGAGAAGCGCAACGACCACTTGCTGGACGCGGCCAGGTATCTGGCGATGTACGACCCCAAGTGGCATCCCAAACCAAAAAAGACCGGCTCGAAGTCCAACGTTATCAACTACCTGCGCGAGAAGGCGCGTCGTAAGGCCGAGAAGGAAGGTCGCGATCACATCCGACTGGGACCAGGAACGGGGATGAGACCATGAGCGAATTGGAATCGGTGAAAACACCGGCCGGCATCGGCGCCGAGGACTTGGCGGTCGCGGCTCGAGGCTGCTGCATGCGGCTAACCAACCGCGCGGATGTAGCCGATTGGATAGAGGTTTCCGACGACGTGAAGACCAAATGGCGCAACGCCGCCAACCTCGTGTTCAACCACTACCTACTTGAAACCAAAGTATCTTTTTCATCGCTCGCACAGCAGGTGGCCGAGAAGGTTATCGGCACCGGAATCTGGAAGACCAGGCCGCCGGTTTACCACCTGATGTGGGAAGCGATTACCCGCCACCTAGCCAATCTGATCAGTGCCGAGGACATCTACGAGATCCAGGAGGCCCACAACAACGACTGGTCCGAGTGGATCCTCGAGCGACTGACCAAACAGACCGAACCGAAAGAGGTGTCTTGATGACTTACGTCCACGATGTTTACCAGCAGCCGCCCGTGCATGTCGGCCAGACCGTTGTCTGGATGCCGGACCCTGGGTGCAAACCGTACGCCGCGATTGTCACCGAGGTGGGGACGAGGACGGTTGGACTCGCCATCCATCCGACCGGCTACCTGAACCACCTGGTCAAGGACGGCGTGGTCCACATCTCCGATCCGACCGCAGAGTTCTCGGTCAAAAACGAGATGGGACTATGGGACTACACCGACGGCGACAAGAAGCGCCGGAAGACCGCATCCCAGATCGCCGAGGAAAGTAAAACCGAGGAGTCGAGGAAACCGGCGGCGCGTCCTCGGCGTGAGGAAATCTTATCGCAAGAGTTAGCGCTGTGATGAATCAGTACGACGACCATTGGTACTTGTTTAGCGAGGATGACCACACCACCATCTGCGTCCCCGACACTGGCCCCGATGTCGAGGACGCGGTAACGACGCTCTGGTGACCCTGCATGGAATACTTACAGCCGATTACACGGGGCTGGATGGCCAAGATCCGAAAGGCCGTCGAATTCAAGGCCGTTGAGTTTCAAAACGATGCCGACGAGGCGCTTCGTTTTTTCGACGGTCCTCACGATTTCATGTACGGCAGCGCGTATGCGGCTAAGAGCGGTTCGTTTCGTCTAGGGGACGAATCTAGTGCGCCACAGCCCACATTTCAGATGACTGTGAATAAGGTCGCAGAGACTGTACAGCTGTTCGGTCCAGTGCTGTATCACAGAAATCCGCACCGGCAAGTCAATCCTCGCAGCCTGCCCGAATTCCCCGTCGATTCGATCGGCGACCCTAACGATCCGGCCGTGCAGCAATTTGTGCAGCAGGTGATGATGCGCGAGCAGCAGCGCACGTCGCGTGAACAGACGATGGCCAAGCTGCTGGAATACTATTTGAATTGGTCCAGCAACGAGCTGGATCTGGCCGGCCATGCACGGCAGATGATCGACGAGGCGCTGATCAAGGGCATGGGGATCATGTGGACAGAAACGTACCAGCCGCACGGTTCGCCGATCCGCATGGTTGGTAGCTTCTATGACACCGTGGACAATCTGGTGGTTGACCCCGACATGGAGAGCATCCGCGACGCCAAGTGGATTGCCCGCAGGCGGGTACTGCCCAAGTGGGAGGTGGAACGCCGGTTCGATCTTCCAAAGGAGACTCTTAAGGGAAACCTGGAATCGTCAACCAATCAGGCCCTGTTCGAGACCAATCCGTACCGGGACTATTACCGGGCCCGAGGCGAGACAAACGACCTGATCACCTACTGGGAGGTGTACAGCAGGATGGGGATCGGGCACCTGATGAGCGACCAGTCTCACCGTGAGGAAAAGGGCTCGGTCTTTGATAAGTTTGGCCCGTACATTTACCTCGCGGTCACTGACGAGCATCCGTGGCCGCTGAACGTCCCAGAGGCCGTCAGTAAGCGCGCGTCGCAGGACGAGGTATTCCATCGCCTACAGTGGCCAACGCCGTTCTGGGCCGATCCTACGGACCCCTGGCCGTTTACTCGGCTGGCCTTCCACGATCGCCCAAGGAAGGTGTGGCCAATGAGCCACATGAAACCGGCCATGGGCGAGCTGAAGTTCTTGAACTGGGCGTTTTCCTTTCTTGCCGACAAGGTGAAAAACACGTCGCGGGATTTCGTGGCGATCCTCAAGAGCGCCTCGGAAGATATCAAGAGCGCCGTGATGGGTGGCCGGGACTTGACCCTGCTAGAGATCGAGGCGGGCAACAAATCCATCGCCGAGGTGGTCCAGTTCATCCAGCACCCCGAATTCAACGGTGAAATCTACACGGTGATCTCGGCCGTGATGGGCCTGTTCGAGCGCCGGGTTGGCCTGAACGAGCTGATGTACGGCGAGTCGTCCCGGCAGATGCGAAGTGCGACCGAGGCCCAGGTCAAGGGCGATCAACTGCAAGTCAGGCCAGACGACATGGCCACCAGGGTTGAGGTTTCCATGACCACGGCGGCCCGCAAGGAGGCGTTCGCATGCCGCTGGCACCTGGAGCCTCAGGACGTTGCGCCGACGTTAGGCGAGGACCGCGCCCAACTGTGGGGCGCCACTGTATCGACCAGCGATATCTATTCGGTAGTCCACGAACTTGAGTACCGGATCGAGGCCGGCAGCATCAGAAAACCGAATCGACAGAGGGATATCGAGAACGCCAACAATGCGGTCGCGGTTTGGGGACCGGTGGTCCAGGCGTACGCGCAACTGACCGGCGACTTTCAACCGCTCAATTTCCTGGCCACTAAGTGGGCCAAGGCCAACGACATGGAGCCGCAAGGCATCCTGTTCAATCCACCGCCGCCGCCGCAGCCGGACACCAGCGGCGCTGAGATGGCGCAGATGGAACATGAGCAAATGATGCAGCACAAACAAGAAGAGCACCAGCTGAAACTACAGCAGAAGATGCAGGAATGGCAATCCAAGTTGGGCATGGACAGCGGCAAACACCATCAAGACATCGGGCAGGATCAAGAGACGCACCTACAGGATCTGTCTCAGGACCAGGAAAAGTTCTTGCAAGAACTGTTGCAGGCGCGGCGCGAAGGTGACTTGAAGTTGACGCTCGAACGGCAGTTCGCTCAGTCTGCGGCAGCCAACGGGAACCGGAAAAATGCCAAGTCAGGAAACAATTAGGAAGATCGGGATCAACCCGTTCGCGGTTTGTGCCAGTCGCGGACTGAAGCGCGGCACAGACAAATATGAGCGGTGCGTCGAGGCGGTGACCAGATCGGCCATGGGTAAAGGGAAGATCGGCATGCGTAATAAAAAACACAAGAAGGGATGATGCAAATATGAAACCACTTTCAGAGGCGCGTCAAATAAGCACGGTGGATGCGATAGGGACCACAAGTGCTTTGGTCGGTGTTGATGGGACAGGCAATAACGCCGCGCCGTTGGCCGGCACGGAAAGCCGCCTGGATGTCGTTGAGGCGAAGATCGACGAATTGATTGCCGCGATGCAGGCGGCTGGCATTATGGACAGGGACTAACGCGGATGGTAGCGATACGACGAGTGGGACCGCCGGACATTAGCAACGTGTTGTACGTGCGCTATCCGGTTGTGTCCGGCAATTGGGTGATCCAAGAGGAATACCGCGCGATGCGGATTGCCGGGTCTAGCCACAAGTTTGCCGAGATGGTGGTTTTGCAACAGGCACCCAGCCTACAGACGGATACCAGGTGGCTGACTGGCCACCACAGTGCGAACCAGTTTGCTGGCGGATCGGCCAAGGAAGAGTGCGGCAAATACTACATAGACGTGGCCCAGAGGCACGGTGTGATCACCAGCGGCAAGGTCTACAAGAGCGGCCTGGCGAGGTTCCCCGGCGATCCCGAGGCGTGGGTGTCTAGCCGATCCGAGGTCAAGAGGCTTTGCGAGCGTCGCAACTGGGACTGCGAGGGGTCGGTAATACACCGGTCTGTAGACACTGGCCCGGCGCCGGAAGCCAAGCCGTACCGGGTCGCCGAAGACATTGTGAACGCCGAACTAGAGAAGATCACCGACACCAACCCGACGGCGCTACTGGACGATCCGCGACTGCGGGAGAAGACAGCCAATCGACTATCAGGAGACACGGGAGAATAGCTATGCCACTTAGGATATCCACGGCACGTAGGAACGCGGCATGTGACTCGGTGGTGGATGCCATCGATGCTGGAGCCGGCGCCGGGTACATCGAAATCAGGACCGGCACCCAGCCAGCCAGTCCCCAGGTGGCAGCGACGGGAAACTTGTTGGCGACATTGACCTTCAATGACCCAGCATTTGGTTCCGCGAGCGTGGGGGTCGCCACCGGCAACTCCATTACTTCGGACACGGATGTCGATGATACGGGAACCGCGGGATGGGCGCGGGTGTACGATAGCAACAACACCGCGATCATGGACATGGACATTGGGCAGGGGTCCGGTACCTTGAGTTTTGACAACGTGTCGTTTATCGCCGGCGGGACAGCAGCTATCAGTTCGTTCACGGTGACCATGCCGGAATAAGCCATGTTCACGCCGAATAGTCCTTTTTGGCCGCTGCTTCGATTGATCGTGGTGATGGTGACATTGGTGTTGATTCTCATGCTAACCGCATCCAAGTTTGATAACACGGAACTGAAAACAATCATCGTGACGTTTGGAGCCGCCGCCGGCATCGAGGGTTGGTCCCATTTCATGCAGAGGAAATAATCGATGGGCGCGGACGTGGTGGCGGGACAGGCGCAAATCAAGGCAACCGGTTCGTTCACGCCTCCGGCGGCAAAGTGGATTGTTTGGTATGCCGATGGGAGTAGATACGACAGCGAGTCCGTCCCGTGGAAGGATCTTCCTCAGTTGGGAGTGGTGTACATGCTGCTGTTGTATCCGGACGGCACGAAGCGGCATATGAATGGTTCGGACTTGTATTACATCACGCCAGACGGTGTGATGGCAAACGACAACGATAAGGATGCCGTGCTGAGGCTGTTGCCATGGGTGAAATTTGGCCAGTGGGTGACAGACGAATCGTTCCGATCTGTATCGCGACAGGCGTTGGAAGTAGCCGAGCAGTGGCATAAGGACAAATACCGAAGTGGCGATCACGATTGAACAGACTGATGGAGGCGTCACGTGTGGCGCAGGCGTGTATTGTTCGGGTCTGTCCGCCAACAGCACGAATGCCGCGTTCCTGTGCCAGGATGGCGGCACGTTGGGTTCCGTCGAAAAGCAGATGGTCATTGACCTTTCGGCGACCGATGTCCGGGCATATTATTTCGACTGCGCGATAGCGGGTGGCGTTACGTGGTCCGCCGGCACATGGACAGTACGATTCAACCTGACCACCTTTGACATGGACATTACCTGGGCTAGCGTCCACATATGCCGTGTCAACTCTTCCTGCGTCAATCAGGCGACCATAGGAAGCGCCAGCAGTTTAGGAATCTCCCTGGGAGCCGCTGGGGTGAAAAGCACGACCGTATCAGGGTCCGCGCAGACCCCAACCGCTGGTGATCGGGTGATGATCGTCCTGGGAGTCACTAATGCGTCATCGATGGGAACTGACACGATTGGCATTACTCCGGACCAGGTTATTGATTCTCCATTTGATGTACCTGCACCAACAAGTAAACCGTTCTATTCTAATTGGAGGCGGAGGACAGCATAACAATGCCACGTACTTTCAAAGTCAGTGAGGGGACGGCTGCTAGACGAAGGTTCCCTGTCTTTCTGGTAGATGCAGGTGATGGCATTACAGCAGAGACTGGAGAATCTGCTGGCCAGCCTCAAATCAGCAAGAATGGCGCGGCGTTTGGGAACACATCAGCTACCCTAACTGCTGTAGGAAATGGTCATTATTATGTGGAACTAACAGCGACTGAATTAGACACAATTGGTTATATTTGCATCCGTTATAAGTCTGCCAATACTGCCGAGTTTAATATGGATGGTCAGGTTGTATCGTATGATCAATATGATGGTGTGCGTCTGGGCCTGACGGGATTAGCTAACGCGGTGCCTGGTGCGGCTAACGGACTTCTAATCGCTGGGACCAATGCGGCGACCACTATTACATCATCGACCGGCAACGCACTCACGTTATCATCTACAGGATCGAACGGAATCGGATTAGCAGCCAGCGGTAACGGTACTGGTGCTGGGATCAGCGGTACTGGCGGTGCTACTGGGCAGGGCATATTAGGAGTTGGTGGTTCTGCGAGTGGAGCTGGCATTAGAGGAACTGGTACAGCCGGTAATGCTCAAGGGATCTACGGTGCTGGACAAGGGTCTGGTGCGGGTATTGGATGCATTGGCGGATCTACAGGGCAGGGCATGCTCTGTACGGGAGGCTCAGCTTCTGGTTCTGGGTTCCAGGCAGCGGGTGTATCAGGTAGTGCAGGTATAGCAGCGATTGGGGTTAACCAATCTGGTATCATCGCTACCGGTAATGGCGTCGGTCATGGGATTTCAGCAACTGGTGGCGACACTAACGGTGCGGGGATCAATGCCGCTGGTGGGACCAACGGGGCAGGTTTGTCAACTGCTGGTAATGGCACCGGTCCAGGTATCCGTGGTACTGGTGGATCAACAGGACAAGGCATCTTGGGAGTTGGAGGATCAGCTAGTGGAGCTGGTATCCGTGGTACAGGAACCGCTGGTAACGCACAGGGTATCTATGGCGTCGGTCAGGGTTCTGCTTCTGGTATCTCAGGACTTGGTGGTGCTACCGGGCATGGAATACTGGGTACGGGAGGAACCAACGGTGATGGCATTAAGGGTTTGCTGGGCGGTACAGGTGTAGACATCCGTGGCAACATTACCGGCAATGTGACAGGATCGATAAGTAGTGTTTCCAACGCGGTTACGCTGCCAACGATACCAACGAACTGGATCACTGCGGACGGCATCGCCGCCGATGCAATTGGATCATCGGAACTGGCGGCAGCCGCCGTCAACGAAATACGCGATGCAATATTGTCGGATTCCACGCCGTTTGCCGGCGCCAATATTGACGCCGCCGTTTCGTCCCGAGCGACCCCCGCACAAGTCAATACGGAGGTCTCGGATGTCGTCAAGACGGACACGATAGCCGAAATGGCACTGGCGCCGCCGGCGACGCCTACGTTCGAAGAGGCGGTGATGTACCTGTACATGGCGATCCGAAACAAGATTGATGTCACGGCTACGCTGAAGGAATTCCATAACGACGCGGGAACGGTGGTATGGAAGAAGACTCTTTCCGATGACGCCACCACATACACGGAGGCCAAAGGAGTCAGCGGTCCATAAGTGAGAACATAAATGGTTAAACCATCCAACGAAAATATCGACTTCTCTACTTGGCCTACGGTTGAGCAGGAACAGGCATATAGTGAACTGGAAGTGCTGTTAGCTAA